TCGTTCAAGCCATATTCGCAGAAAATGGAGATCGGCAATGGCCGGTAGCGCAAATAGTGGGCGGCGACCAACGCCAGTAGCGGAAATGATGCTGAAGGGAAACCCCGGCAAGCGCAAGAGCAGCGTTACGGAGACTGCATTTCCAGAGGGTGAGTTGGAGATGCCGGAAACGCTCGGGCCGGCCGGCATTCAGGCATGGCGATTCGTGATCAAGCAATGCAAAGCCGTTCCGGGAATGCTCAAGGCCATCGACACCTATTCGCTAGGCATGTTCTGCCACGCGATCCAGGACGTTGCCGAGATCCGCGAGCACCTGATGGAGAGCGGCAAGCGTGTAGGCGAACTCCCGCTGTCTGAGCGAAAGGCACTACGAGAGGCAGAGGCAACGGCAATCAAGCTCGGCGCCCGGTACGGATGGACGCCTTCGGATCGTGTAGGAAAGGTGTTCGGCTCCGATGGCGGGCCAATTGATCCACTGCAGGCACTATTAATGAAACGAGCCGCGAACAACTAATGAAAAGCAAGCACCAGCAAGACGTTGACCAGTACGTTGACGATGTGACTTCCGGTCGCATTGTCACGGGCAGGCTCGCGCGTCTGGCGGTGTGGCGATACTTGGACGACCTGGAGAACGCCGAGGCTCGAGGATTCATCTTTGACCCGAAGTACGCAGAGGAGTTCCTGGACTTCTCCGAGGTCTGCTGCCATACGCAGGGCGAATGGGCGGGTAAGCCGTTCCTGTCCGAGCCGTGGCAAAAGTTCTGCGACTGGAACATCTTCGGCTGGCGTCGCAAGGATGATGGGTTGCGTCGGTTTCGCAAGGATTATGAGGAGATTGCTCGCAAGAACGGTAAAACCACAAGATGTGGCCCGAAGTGTTTTTACCTGTCATTGATGGATAATCCACTGGAGGAAGGCGCGCAAGGCTACTGCGTCGCCACGAAGGAAGATCAGGCAAAGCTGCTGTTCGATGAGATCAAGCGGTGCCGGGAAAAGTCTCCCACACTCAAGGGGTATTGCCAGGCATACCAGCGGCGTCTCGTGTTTCCGTCAACACAAAGCTACATGCAAGTGCTCGGGTCTGACTCCGACTCACAGGACGGTTTCAATCCGCACTTCATTGTTCGCGATGAGTTGCACGCATGGCGGGAGCGGCACCGCGGACTGGCCGAAAAGCTCGATACTGGTTTCGGGGCACGCCGTCAGCCATTGATGATCACGATCACAACTGGCGGCGATGATAACTCCTGCATCTGGATTGAGGAGCACGAATACGCGGTCCGGGTTCTGGAGTCGGTCATCAGTGGCGAGATCGTAGATGATTCATTTTTCGCGTACATTGCCAGCATCGACCACCGTGAGGCAACCTGCTTCCGGTGTCAGGGTGCCAACTGCTGCTGGTGCGGTGGCGCCGGCCGAATCGCGGCAGACAACCCGCTTGACGAGGCATGTTGGATCAAGTCCAATCCCAACCTCGGAGTCAGCGTAAAGATCGACCGTTTGCGTGAAATGGCCAACGAAGCGAAACACAAGCCGTCCGCGCTGAATAAGTTCCTGCGGTATCACTGCAATGTGCGGGTGTCGGCAACAGAAAAGCTGATCTCCGCTGAAGCGTGGGCCGCATGCAAGGGCGAATTGTGGGACTGGCGAGACGCTGACCGCATTCACGGCGGTGTCGATCTCGGCCGCTCTAACGACATGGCTGGTGCTGCTCCAGTTGCAAGGTTCGATCTGGTTGACGATGACGGAAAGGCTTTCCATCGGTTCGAGATCCGCTCCCGAGCCTGGACATGCAAGGATCGGCATGAGGATGTTCGCACAGATGAGATCGCCCGATGGGTGGCGGCCGACAAGCTGAGCGAGTCCAGCGGAGATCAAGTGCTGTTCTCGGACGTTGAGGATTGGATCGTCGAACAGTCACTGAAGTATGGCGTGCGAACGTGGGCGTATGACCCGGCGTTTGGGCCAATGCTGGGCCAGCGGCTGCAGGAAGTTCGCGGTCTGACCGTGTTTCCGTTCACGCAGAGCGCGTACCACTACAACTCATGCACGCGAGCACTCGAAAAACTGCTAACTGAGGTTCACATCGTCGACGGCAAGGAAGTTAGGGCGCTGTGTCACGATGGAGATCCGGTGCTGGCGTGGATGATGACCAACCTGATCGTGCGCAAGAACGCAAAAGACGAGTGGATGCCGGACAAGGGCAGCAGTCCGCAGAAGATTGACATCGCGGTCGCGGTACTGATGGCAATTTCGGAATGTCTGTACTCAGCGGCAGTTCAGGGCGGCAAGTATTACGAAACACATGACGTGGAGTTTGTATGATTCGCAGCGTGGCAGTTAACGGTTCATGCGGTGCTGGTTTATCGCTGATTGTCTATGCGAGTTGGCTGGCGTGGCATCCGTTAGCTTTTGCACTGGCGGGCGGGCTACTGTGCGCGTTTGGCGTGTTTTTCCATAGGAGTACAAAATGATTGCACAGTTCCTTTCGTCGTTCCTGCCGTCTGCATCGCTAGAGAATCCACGCTATAACATCGGCGACGGTGCGTGGCTGGATGGCCTCGGTGGCGGTGTCGCTGATTCCGGCGTGCAGGTCACTCCGCGAACAGCCATGACGCTGGCCCCGTTCTGGCAAGGCGTAAGCATTATCAGCGGCGACTTTGCCACATCGACGGCGAACGTGTTTCGGCGCACGGGCAATGGAGACCGAGAGATCGCTAGTGATCACGACGCTGACTTCTTGATATCCGACAGCCCCAATGACGAGATGGACGCCTTCGAGTTGTGGCGGCGGTTCGTGCTGCACTCCTTGATATGGCAGAACGGCTATCTCTACGTGGATCGTGTTGGTGGCGTCGGACGGCCGCTGGGCCTGTATAACCTGCTCCCTGACCGTACTGTACCCGCGCGAGACTCCAGCGGCACACTGTTCTATAAAACCGAAGTTGACGGCAATATCGTTCCCCTGAAGCGAGAGGAAGTGATTCACGTCAAGGGGCTGTCTATCGAGAACGGGATCGGCCTTGAGCTAGTAAGCATGGCACGGAACTCGCTCGGGCTGTCGCTGGCGGCTGAAGGGTTCGGGTCTAAGTATTTCGCCAATGGTGCGCAGTCGGGCGGAATCATCGAGGTGCCACAAGGAACCACGGACGACGCAGCAACTCGCTTGATGGAAGGCATGAAAAAGAAGCACACAGGCAAAGACAACTGGTTCAAGGTCATGGTGCTGCGGGACGGTGCCAAGTTCCATTCGACCACCATTGACGCGCAGAAATCGCAGTTGACGGAACTACGAGAGCACCAGGTTCGAGACACTGCGCGTTTCCTGAATCTTCCGCCGCACAAGTTGGGGCTGACTGATTCCGTAAGCTACAACAGCTCTGAGCAATCGCAGATTCAATACATCACTGGATGTCTGACGCACTGGTTCAGCGCGATTCGTGGCGCGGCACAGAAGAAACTGCTGACGGTTCAGGAACGGAAAGCCAAGTCGCACTTCATCGACTTCAATACGTCCAAGCTGATTGAGCGCGACCTAAAGACGCAGGTGGAGATTCTGGCTATCGAGCGGCAAAACGAAATCATCAACGCGGAAGAGTGGCGGCGTAAGCTCAACATGTCTCCGCGAAGTGACGCCAAGGCCAAGGAATACATCAACCCCAACACCAAGAGCAATTCCGCTGCTCCAGGTGCGACGGAGCCAGCGCCAGCTCCAGTAAAGCCGAAGAACACACTGACGCCTGCCGCAATGGCTGTGTGCGAGGATGCGATTGGGCGAATCGCAAGACGGGTGACATCGCACGCCAGAAACACCGCTAAGTCGTCCGCAAAACTGGTCAACTGGCTGGACTCGAAAGCACACGAACAAAGAGACCTATTTCACCAGATGGTGATGCCCGCTGCAGCACTGGTTGCCGAGCACACCGGAGCGCAGGGTGATGATATCTGCTACGCCTGGGGTGGACGGTTCTTCGCGGGGCTGCTGTCTCAACTGGATAGCGTGACGAAGGCTCCCTACCTCGGGAGTGATCTGGAAAAGAATGTTGACGAGCAATGTAGCTTGTTTGAGGCGGCGATCTGCTCTGCCTTACTTGGAAACCTGACTGGGAGCAAAAGCAATGACGAAATTAGCCAAACTGCCGCTTAATGTGGCCGCCACTACCGAGGTCTTGAATCTGGCCAGTTCTGCCGACTTTAAGATTGGCGTGCGAGCAGAGTCAGACTCAATCGAGATCCTGATGCATGGCGTGATTGGCGACTCGTGGATGTCGATGGACTCCGGCTCGGTAGCGGGGTTCCTTAAGGAGCACCGTGGTAAGTCTGTCAATATGGACATCAACTCGCCTGGTGGGTTGGCATACGACGGCATCAGCATCTACAACGCACTGGTCCAGCATGACGGCCAGATCAACGTCGATATCACCGGACTGGCCGCATCTGCCGCCACGATCATTGCAATGGCCGGTGATCGGATTCGTATTGCCGAAAACGGATCGTTTCACCCGCATCGCGCGTGGGGTGTCGTGGCTGGCAACCAAAAGGTCATGCGAGACATGGCCGAGTTTCTCGACAAGGTCGACAACCAGATTGCCGAGACCTACGCGGCCCGCACTGGCCGAAAGGTTGAGACCATGCTGAAGATCATGGACGGCGAGGTTGACGGCACCACGTTCAGCGGGCAAGAGGCAGTCGACAATGGCTTTGCTGACGAGGTGATTCCGCTGAAGAGAAAGACAAAGAACGCCGTGGGAAATTCCGCGACGGAAAAGGTCGTTGCCGACAATCTAAGGCTCGCGGAAGTGTTCGCGAATGACGCCAAGCAGCGAGAAGCCGACGCCGTCAAGGTTCGAATTGATCGCATTAAACTGGATGGAGCAACATGAGCAGACCCGCGTGTCCTAATTGCTTGCGGTCAGCGGTAGTGGTCAACTCTCATCGAGTTGGTAGCTGCCGCGTGCGAGCCTTTGGCTGCAAGCAGTGCCGATTATGGAGCCTTGGGGGCGACGTGGTGCCAGCGGCACGCCCAAGGACACGTACCGTTATTAGTAATAATCTCAGAAACCACTCTGGACGGTTTGTATGTTCGCGGTAAAGTAACACTTAACAAATAACTGACTTGTCCGCAGTGACCGTTTTAACTGTCCTCGGACTGGCAAGAGAGCCTTCGGTCTTTATCGAAAGCCGCTCGCCTGACGGTAGGTTTCATACACCTATCGCCGGTGAACGGCTTTTTTGCATTCCCGGCGAGCAAATCGGGGAATTGCAAAGATGGACGAACTGAAAAAGCTCCAAGAACAGCGGATGGCTCTGGCTGCGAAGATTCGCGAAATAGGCAATAAAGTCGATTCGTGGACTGAAGAAGATCGCACGAATTACACTGCGGTCAACAACGACTACGACGCCGTGATGGCGAAGATCGCCGAGGCTAACGCCAAGATCGACGAACAGGCCAAGATTGCCAATCGTCTCCAAGAGGTCGAAGCGTATCGCCCGAACAACTCGCGCATCGGTCGCGACAGCGGCACCATTGAACGTGGTCCTGCTAATCAGTCCGTGTTCGGCGGTGTTGCCGGTGTCGATAATCAGTCGCTCGCCATGCAGGCGTGGTTCATGCACGGCGCGGGCCTGCAAAACGAAATCACCGACCAGCATCGAACGGCCTTGGCCGCAACGGGCCGCTCGGTCAATGATCGTGAATTCGTGCTCAATCTGAGTTCCACGGCGCAGTTTGCGCAGACTCGTAACCACCTGCTCGACCCGCGCAATGCGTTGACGGTGGGCACTCCCGAGACTGGCGGCCACACTGTCGGCAGCACTCTGATTGCCTCGCTCGAAAAGGCAATGCTGGACTACTC